CTTGCCCGGCCGTCCAATGATCCCGCCCGAGGCGACGGCTGGTCGCTGCAGCTGATGCCCGTAGAGGTTCACGAGCGCCGACATCGTCTCGTAGGGCTGGTCCCCGTCGAACGGCAGATGCAGCAGCGCCTCCGGGAACCAGCTGTCGAGCGCCTGCGCCCGCCCGGCCCGGGCGACGTACTCGCTCCCCTCGAGCGCCGCCACCCGCCCTCTGAGCGCGCGCATCTCGGCGATCATCTGGTCCAGCAACAGCCCGGTGGGATCAGGCATCGCGCAGCGTCACCTCCAGCCGCTCCTGGCGATCGTCGACCGTGAACACCAGCCCCTCGATCTTTTGGTCCGCCACGACGCCGGCGTACTCCCCGCGCACCAGGTCGCCGAGGAAATAGTCGCGCCCGTAGACCGTCCCCGGCGTCTGCAACACCTTGAACGTCAGCCCGCGCACCGGGCGCCGCTCCTCGAGCCGTGCATCGCCCCGGGCTTCGAGGATCGACGTCACCGACGCGTCCCGCGCGTCCACGAACTCCTCGCGACGTCCCCAGGGAGACGCCGCGATCAGCGTCGCGTCGGTGCGCCACGTCGTCACGCGCTCCGCCCCTTCCCCCTGGCCTGCCACAAGCACCGCGTTCGCCTCGCTGGCGTGCCGTGCGGTGAGCTGCGGCTCGCCCATGTTCCCGTAGCTCAGGGCAAAGCGCACCTCTGCCCGGCGATCGGTGCCGAGCTGCCCCGCGTGCCAGCGAAACTGGAACGTCGCCGGCCCGCTGCCCACGAAGGAGAAATCGCCGCCGCCGATCTCGGCGATCTCCTGGCAGACGCTCAGCAGGTTCTTGTACGATCGCGCCAGCGCGATGGCGTTGCCCCCGCCGGCGTCCGCCTCCACCGTGAGCCCCGCCAGCGCCCGCGCGCCGGCCGTCGGCCCGGCCTGTTCCTCGACGTACTCCTTGGTCACCGTCTCCGCCGGCCCGCTCTTCTCCCCCTCGGCGCTCCCCGCGGCCGCCGCGATGATGCGCCGTCCCAGGAGCGTGGCATAGCCATAGCCCCGCGAAAGGTAGCGCCGCACCCCGTCGCTGTCCGTCCAGCGATCCTCGTCCAAGTGCAGCGCCTCAAACTCCTTGCGCCAGTCGATGCCGTGCTCCGCGTGGCGCCGCCAGAACTCGAGCTGGCCGTCCAGCGCGAACAGGTCGCCGATGTCGCCTGCCGGATCCACCAGGCGCAGCTCGTACCCGCCCGGCGCGTTCACCGTGGGCGTGACGCGCAGCCGCGTCCAGCGATCCAGGATCGCCACCGTCGTCCCCGCCGGGTTTTTCACGCGAATCTGCCACACCGGAGGCATCTTTTACGTCCACCTCACGAGACTCGTGCTATACTGGCCGCAGGTCGCTACCTTCGCCCCCAAGGAGGTTGCCATGAAGCGGTTTTCGGTTGTCATCGCCTGCACTATCCTCGTTCTGGCGTCGGTTGGGCCCGTGGTAGCGCAGGGCCAGCAGCCGATCTTCATTCCTCTGGTGACCACCAACTATCGCCTAAACGCACTAGAGTGCACTGTTGGGGGCCCACTGCCAGAGTGCTATATGTGCGTTGCGGGCGTCCTCGTCCCCGACCAGACCCGGCCAGAGTGCATGTTCGCCCGTTAGCTGTCGGCGGTGTAGGAGACCATCCAGCCGGCGAGATACACCGTTTGGGTGAGCGTGTCGCTCCCAGCATCGCCATTACGCATGTACTGGCAGAACACGATGTCGCCGACGGCCGCGTCATCGAGCGCAATGGGGTCTGATAACCGGATGAGGTTGGAAGTCAGGTCGCTGCAATTGATACTCGCACCGCCAGAATCGCTGTGGCTCGCGCGAGAAGCTCCACCCGCCCCGTAGTAGTAGGTAGCCGTTCCGCTGGCCACGGGAAGCGTTCCAGTGATGCTTCCAGTGACGATGACGGCCCGAACGCTCATTCCTGAGGCAAAATCGGCCGGGACTGCGAAAGCTCCGTAACCGTAGGTGTCGACGCCGTCGGGAAGCGGCAATCCCCAGACAGACCGGCTCTTGCCCTCGTCAGCGTCCGCCATGACCAAGAGTGTGCGCGTGCGGTCCGGGATCTTGCCCGGCGTCACCGCATCATTGGCTATCGCCGCTGTCGCCACCACTCCCGCCGGGAACATCCCCGCCGTTAGTTGCCCGAACCCCAGCGCGTTGCTCACCCGCCGCAGGATCGTGTCGTTGCCCGCCGCCGCGATGTCCGCCACGTTCCCGGTCGAGTTCGCCGAGCGCCCCACCACCGAGCAGGCCCCGGATTGCCGGAACTTGTCGTTAGTGATCGCGTTGGCCACCATCTTGGCGCCCGTGATCAGCGCGTCCGGGATCATGCCGATCGTGAGCTGCACCCACTGGAGCGCGTTGCTCACCCGCGCCAGGAGGCGGTCGTTGCTCGCCGCCGAGATATCCGCCGGATCCCCTGCGGAGTTCGCTGCCCGCCCGATCACTGACAGCGCCCCACTGTTGCGTATCTTGGCGTTGGTCACCGAATCGTCGGCGTGCTTGTTGGTGGTCACCGCGCCGTTCTGGATCGCCGGCTCCGTCACCGCGTTCGGCGCCAACCCGTGGGCGTTCGTCGCCGCCCACACCCGCTCGTCCGTCACCGTCACCGCGCCGGCGGTGTTCACCAGCACCTGGCAGACCATGATGTCGTAAACCGACCCGGGCGTCTGCGTGATCGCCGGCGCGCTCGGGCTCGCCGCATCCACCCCGGCCAGGCGCGTCAGGCGCACCGTCTGCGCCGTCCAGTCCGCGCGCAGCACGATGCGATCGATGCGCGTGTTGCCCGCGCCGCTCGCCGAGGGCACGTTCACGTCCACTGCGGTTGAGCTGTCGTACGGCTTGCCGTCCACCACCGCTCCGCCCGTGGCCACGCGCACCGTGTTGGCGCCGTTCGCTGCCGGCGCCAGCTCGTTGCGGTACGCGGGCGCCACGCCCTCGTAGCCGCAGCACGCGCCCAGGATCGCGGCGATGATCGCCCAGTCGGCCTGCGTGTAGCCGCCGATCTTGCCGTCGCCGGTGCCGTCGGTGTTCCAGAGCCATGACTGCTGTGCCATGTTTATTTTTTCTCCGTTTGCGCCGATAATGTGGTACACTATCGGCCCAGGGGGCGCATATGAGCATGGCTGCTCACGGTGTCTATATGATCCTCAACGTTCGAACGGATGTCCGTTATGTTGGCCTTACAAACGATTCATTCTCTCGTCGATGGGCACGTCATAAGTCCGGGTTACGCCGCAACCGCCATGAATCAGAGCCCCTGCAGTTGGCATGGAATAGCGATGGCCCAGAATCGTTCGCTTTTGTCATCCTTGAATCGCTGCCGAAAGGACAGCGCATGGATAACTCTAGAGAACGCTTTTGGTGTGAGCATTTCCACTCACTGAATCTCCCTCTATACAACGCGTTCTATAACGGCTACTCTCCGAGCTTAGAGGCACGCAAGCGCATCAGCAGAGCTAAGCGTGGCAAAAGTAATCCCATTGCTTCGCAACTCCTTGCGAAAGATTGGCCTGACCTTACTGCTCCCGATGGATCTGTGCATTCTGATCCCCATAATCTACTAACCTTCTGTATTGCACAGGGCTTAGGAGCATCGGCCCTCAGCCCCATGCGCAAAGTTGCCCTTGGCATGATCGCCAGCTACAAAGGCTGGACGGCGCCAGAAGCACGTAAGGCGTACTTGGCAGAGCACCCATTCCTCCGTCGTCCTCCAGTTACTCTGGTCTGCGAAGCCTGTGGGCGCGAGTTCACTGTCAAGCACTCATCAGCGAGGAGGCGACGTTTCTGTTCACGGGAGTGCCGGGCTCAACACGACAGTGCCACATATGCAGGTGATGGCAACCCCAACTTTAAACATGGACGGAGGGTTGGTGGGTAGCGCCTATAGACCGCCTCCCCTCTTCGCCTCAGTAGACCTTCACACATCTCACACCCCCGGATACCGCCGGTAGTAGGTCACGTCGATGTGCGTCGAGGCGTCCACGTTCTCCCCCCGCACCCTCAGCGCGTTCACGCCGCCCGCCGCCTCGGGGTCCGCCGCGATGTGAAACGTCGCCAGGTCGCTCCCCTCGCTCAGCCAGGCGACGCGGTTCACGCCGTCCTGGTCGGCCACCGTGTGCGCGCCGCAATCGACCTCGAGCCACTCGCCGGCCGCGAGCGAGACCCCCACCACGCTCCCCAGCACAGACTCGGAGAAATCCAGCGTCTCGCCCGTCGTCAGGTTGTCGATGATGCAGTCGTCGATTGGGCCATAGACGCGGATCACCGGCGCGCTCGGCCAGGCGCCCGCGTAGGTAAAGATCTGTACCTCGTCGAGGATCGAGCCGCCGATGAACGTCTCCACCGGCGTGGGCACCGTGAACGGCGCCCCGCCGCCGGAGAGCGCGAACGTCAGCGACACGATCGCCGGGTCGTACCAGATCGGGTCCGGCGCCAGCAGCGAGAACGCCGCGAGCTGCCCGAACTGCCGCCGTCCCGCGCTCGCCAGCGTCAGGTTGCCGTCGTACACCACGTCGAGCTGGCGCGTCACGAACCCGTCGCGCCGCAAGCGCAGCGCCAGCGTGCCGTCGTAGGGCGCCAGCGCCTCCACCAGCTCCGCGCGCCGCTCCCAATAGTCCTGCTCGCTGCACCCCGTGGCGTGCACCGTGATCGGGATGGTGCGGCCATGGACGATCGTGCCGGTCCTGGTCACGCCCACCTGGTACGGCCCCCGCTCGGTGAGGTTGGTCACCGGCGGCAGCGCCAGGTTGTCGAACGCCTGCAGCACGTAATCCGCCGCGTTCGTCAGGTCGTAGCGCCTTCCGGCGCGCAGCAGCTCGAGCTTGAGCATGGCGCTAAGCCCCCGCCATCATCTGCAGCAGTCGCACGTCGTCCGTCAGCGAGCGCTCGTCCTGGTAGCGGTACTGCGCGGTGAGGTCGAACCGGTAGCTGTTGCTCACCGTCGTGCTGTTCCCCCCGCGCGGGATCGCGATCGACGCCGGCGCGTAGAGCCGCTCCGCCGGGCGCGTCATCGCCGGCGCCGTGAGCTGCGCCATCATGCGCGGCAGGTCGACGCGTGTGAGCTTGGCCATCATCTCCTCGAACCCGACCCCGATCCCCGCGGCGAACGGGGCGCCGATCTCGCGCGCCCCGATCTTCGAGGGCGAGTGGATCCCCAGCAGGTTCTTGGCCTGCTGCACCGCATCCCCCACGGCGCCCTTTACGGCGTTGACCAGGGAGTTTGCCTTCTCGACCACGCCGCTGACGAACCCGCCAATGAGATCCCGCCCGAGCTGCACCCATTCGCCGACCATCCCGACGACCGCGTCCTTTGCCGCGATGATCGGGTCGATAAAGCTCGCCTTCAGCTCCGCCGCCTTCGCGGTCACCACGCCGATGATCGCCGGCAGGATCTCCTCCACCTTGGCCTTGATCGCGTCCCAGATCTCCCCGGCCTTGTCGCGGATCAGCCCCCACGCCGTCTCCCAGTTGGTCTTGAGCGTGTTGACCTTTTCCTCGACGTACCCCCGGATCGCCTCGGCCACCGCCGAGACCTTGGCGTAGATCGCGTCCCACACCGTCTTAGCGATCCCGCTCACGAGGTTCCAGGCCGTCTCCCAGTTCGTCCTCAGTGTCGCCAGCGTCGTCTCAATAAAGCTCTTCACGGCGTTGAACACCGTCGTGACGGTGGTCTTGATCGCCTCCCACACGCCCGCCGCAAAGTCGCGGATCGCGCTCCACATGAAATCCCAGCCGGCTTTGATCTCCTGCAGGTTCGTGCCCAGCAGCTGCAGCACCAGGATGATCGCCGTCAGCACCACGACGCGGATCGTGTCCCAGACGTTTTGCAGAAACGTCAGGATCGCGTTCCAGGCCTCGGTGAATGCCGTGCCGATCGCCGTAAGGGCGTTCTGAATCCCCTGCCACAGCGCCGTCGCGGCGCCGGGGATCACCACCGTGAACACGTTCACGAGCGCCGCCCACACCGCCTGCAGCGCCGTCCACACCGTCTGCACCGCTTCCTGGATATTCGCCCAGGCGGTCACAAACCAGTCGCGCACCGCCGCGAGCGCCTGGGGCACGTTCTCCTGAAACCAGGTGACGAGCTGGTCGATGAACGGCTTGAGGGTGTCGTTCCAGAACGCGGTGAGCGTCGTGCGGATGCCGCCCCAGTCTTGCGTCCACGCGGCTGCCAGCAGCCCGACGGCAGCGATGACCAGCGTCACGGGGTTGGCGAGCGCCGCGATGGCGCCGGCGATCCCCGCCACGGCGGACGCGATCGCCGCGGCCGCCAGCACCGCTCCGATCGCGATGAGCGCGATCCTGAACGCCTCAGCGTGCTCGGTGACGAACGCGATCACCCTGTCGATGAACGCCTGTACCGCCCCCGCTACCTCCAGGATCTTCGTCGCCGTCTCGGGCCCCACCAGGTTGCTCAGGGCGCCCGACACGTCCCCCTCGAGCAGCATCGCGATCGACTCCGCCACAGCCTCGAACGCCGGCACGACCTTCTCCTCGAGGAACGGCACGATCTTTTGCTCGAAAATCGGCAGGAACTTGTCCGCCAGCTTGCCGGCGATGTCCATCATCGTCAGGCCGATCGGCTTCAGCCCCGTCTGGATGCGCTGCCGCCACACCTGGACCTTCTCGCCCCAATCCATCGTCGCGGCCGCGGTGTCCATGATCGCGCCGTCCGCCTCGCTCAACGTGGCCACCAGATCGTCGATCTCAAAGCGCCCCTCCCGGATGGCGGCGGTCATGTCCGGGCCCGCCCTCGCGCCAAACACCTCCATGCCAAGCGCCAGCGCCGCCGATTCGTCGGTTGTGTCCCGAATCGCGGCCATCGTGTCGCGCAGCCCCTCCTGGAGGGGCACCCCGTCCTTGGCAAACTTCCCCGCCGCGATGCGCAGGCTGCCCATTACCAGCTCGGCGTTCACACCCTGCGCCCCGAACTGGCCGAACAGCGCCGTCGCCTCCTCGAGGCTGAATCCCATCAATCGCATGGGCGAGCCGAACTGCACGACGCTCGCCATCAGGCTATCCATCGCGACGCCCGACTCCTGGCCCGCGCGAAAGAACATGTCCATCGCGCCGGAGGCCTCGTCCGCCGAGATCCCCCAGTCGCCCATGGCGCGGCTAAAGCTCTCGGTCATCGGAATCGCGTCGCCCTTGGTGATGCGCGCCGCCTCGAGCATCTGCGCCGTGAGGCCGGAGAGCGTCTCGTCCGTGGCGCCGGCGCGCTGGTCGAACAGGCTCAGGACGCCGGCGGCCTTGTCCATGTCGTCGACCGGCACGGACTTGAACACGTCGTCGAACGCCGCGCTCAGCCCCTCGAGTTCCTCGCCCGCGGCGCCGGTGGCGATCGCGATCGCGTCGTAAGCGCCGTCGAACCGTTGCCCCGCGTCCCAGGCGGCCTTGCCGAATCCGATCACGGCGCCGGTGGCCACCGCGGCGATCGCCGTCGCCGTCATCGCCGCGAACTTGGTCACCACGCCGCCCAGTGCGAGAAAGCGCCCGCCGATGCTCCCCGCGGTCAGGTCGGTCTGCTTCGCCATCTGGTCGACGTTCTTGAGGTACGACGACATCGCCGTGTTGAACGCGGCGTCCTTCAATACCGTCTCGAGGCCGATCTGCGGGAGGCTCATCTCAGCGCCCCTTCCCCGTCATGCGCTTGATCTCGCGCTCCTGCTCCGCCCGCTCCCAGGCCTGCATCCGACTCTCGGTGCGCGTGAACGCGATCATCCAGGCCCGATCCTCGTCGCTCAGCGCCTCGAACTGCGTGCGCGTCATGCGCCAGTCGCGCGCCGCCCGCATCGCCTCAAAGTCGCCGGTGTAGCTCCATTCACCCCGCGGTAGGTGCAGCTGCTTGAGCGGCGTCCCCTTCCAGCGCACGTCGAAACAAGTCCTCGATCGAGTCGAGGGCCTCCTTGGGCGCGCCGGCCATCGACAGCCGCATGATGCCGCCCATCGCCGCGATGATGTCCGCCGGCGTCTTGAGGATCTCCATTTCGAGGTAGGCGTAGGCCAGGTCATCGGGATCCTCGGGCAGTGGCACCTTGAGGTGGCGCATCGTGTGCAGCCACTCGTCGGGCGGCTGCGCGCTCGGGACGCCCAGCACGAGCATCGTGCGCGTTACCCGGGCGTTCGTCTCCGCGGTCAGCCGCCGCAGCGCTTCCTGGTGCGCCGCCCAGGCCGCGCGCTCCGCGTCGGTCGTGAGCGAGTGCTCGTCGTGCGGGTACGTCTGCGTGTCGCCGGTGTCGGTCTGCACGGTGTAGGTGGGGGGATCGAGCGGCAGCCCCTGCGCGCGCAGCTCCCGCTCGACCGCCCCCTGCACCGCCTGGATCACGACGCGCGACACGGGACGCAGCTGGACCTCGCGGCCCTCGGTCGTCCGTATCACGCTATCGCTCATGCCTCGAACACCTTTCCGACGAATCCCGTCGCGCCCTGGACGTTGCCGGCCACGAACGCGAGGTTCTCGTCCACCGGCCAGAGGTCGTTCGCGCCGCCGTTCGTCGGCAGCGCCTCGAGTTCCCAGGTGTAGCCGCCGTCCCGCGTGCGGAAGACGCGCCCCGCCGGGGCCGCCGTGTCGTGCGTCATCCAGCCGACCATCTCGTTCACGAACCGAATGCTGGTGACCTCGCCGGCGCCGTTCCCCGAGAACTCGCGCTCGGCCCACGTGGTCCCGCCGTCCTCGGTGTACCAGAGCGTGCCATCGTCATAGCCGACGAACACGCGCGCCTTGCTCACCACCGCCATCGCCAGGATCGCGGCCGCCGCCTGCGTCGCCGGCCCGGTGAGCGCCGTCCAGCTCGCGCCGCCGTCCTCGGTCTTCAGGATGGCGTTGTTCGCGCCGGCGACATAGCCCACGCGCTCCGAGATGAACTGCACGCAGTGGAGGTTCTGCGCCGTGAGCGCGCCGTCCTCCTGCTCGATCCAGGTGAGGCCGCCGTCCTCGGAGTAAAAGATGTGGCCACCCGAGGTCACCGCCCAGACGTTGTACGGGTCGAGGGTGAACAGCCCCTGCGCCCGCACAACGTACAGCGCGTTCGTGCTCCCCAGGTTCACCGTGGCCCACGTCGCGCCGCCGTCGTCGGTGTACGCGATCTCCGCCGGGTTCGCCGGGTCGGTCGTGCCCCGCGCCACGATGTAGCGCCTGGTGGCCCGGTCTACGT